CATTTATATTTCTCCATGCTGAAATTATATCTCAAAGGACATAAATAGTCAAGTTTTATTTTTAAGGTGGTTATTATGACCCTAAATAACCAAGCACTACATGATTAATTCCTGCATTATTAGTTCCTGCAGTAGGATTTCGTATTATTATTCTTGCATTCTGCGAATCAATGGCTACATTCGTATTGGGCCAAGTTCCTGCCTCCACCGTTGCGCCATTATATTCAATACTTCCATGACCCGGTGTATTCGTGAGTAAAGTAGAACTAAATTTCCATCCACCTATTTTTCCGCCACCACTATCTACATAGAAAGTGGGGGCACGTATTCTACCATTAGTAAGATCCAAATGAGTACCACTTGTGGATACGTTACCGTTTGCATTAGTTCCGTATGTACCGCCCACTGACGAAATTAGTCCAGTACTAATATTACTTCCATCAATGGTGGTAATATTAGTACCTCCCTCCTTAAAAGTACCCCCACTAAAAGTTACTACTCCGGTAAAGTTAGTATATTGTACTACGCCTGAATACGATACTCCAATAGTGGACGAATCCGCTGCAGCCTCGGTCCCAAAATATCTAACTGTATAATGAGTAGTATTGGCAGCATCAGGAACTTGTGGCCTGGGTACATTTGTCCAAGTATTTGTACCTGTACCAATTCCTGTTCCTGTGACTACTCCTGTGCTGAATGTATAAGTATTTCCTGTTGGAGCTGAAGGCGCGGAGTCATGACCAGTTCCTGTCTTTTCATAATACAAGTAACCTTGAATAGTTCTTAATCCTTTATCACCCTGTGCGCCTGTAACACTGTCACCATCTGCTCCATCGGCTCCTGCTATTGATTTTGAAAAAGATTGTACGGCTGTATACTCAACCACAGTTCCTGTACTATTTATTTCCAAAACATAAGTAATTGTTTCAGTATTATCAATAGCGCCACTTACAGTATGATTGCCAATAGTCACCACATTACTACTTACACCTGTGGGAGTACCAGCACTAAAATCACTATCGGTTGAAGTTGCTGATTTAATTCGCCACTCTCCCCTGCCCGGACTACTACCACTATTATAGCTATGAGAGCCTGAACCTCCTACATATGTTGCAACGGTACCTCCATCAAAAACTTCAATAGTAGTACCACTACCCGTTTTTGCTCCTGTTGCAACAGTTCCATTATTAGGGGCTTGGAAAGCATGAGTTGGATTAGAAAGTACTATAGTTTTTCCAGACTCTGAGGCTAAAATAGATACTATACTTGCAGAGTCTGTCGCTTTTATATCACTAGAAGCAGGTAAGTTTGAATTATTAAAATTAGTTGGCTTCTCTGCCACATCCACATTAATATTTACAGAACCACTAGCGACCGCTGAACTATGACCAGTAGGAACCGGATAATGAACCACATGAGTGGACCCGCCACTTCCGTCCATCCAATTAGTATAATTTGTATGGCTATCTGTTAAATAAGTTGGGCTAGTACCATAAGAAATTCTAAATACAGGGTCGGTAAAATTAGTGGTATTTACAGTAATTTTTATCCAGCCATTAGTTTCAGTAGCATCTGGTGCAGCGAGAGTAACCGCTCCTACAGTACCTCCTACAGAAGTAGTACCAGTAAACTTAGGAGTACTACCTCCTTCATTGTACATAATAGAGTAGTCTGAAAAATCTAATCTAGCTGTTTTTCCATCTAAACCAATGGATCCATCTTGTACTTTAACAATTTTAAAAGCTTTGGTTTTACTCTCACTTTGATCGGCCGATTCTCTAACTGTTACTGAGAAATCTAAAGAAGAACCACTATCATATGCGATTCCTCCTGAGCCATCATGAATTTGCCATGTTAACGTTTGACCAGTTACAGCATTATTACTTGAATCAATATAAGAAGATTGTGCACTACCGCTTACCGCTGGGCTTCCTTGAGTAAATCCATTACCTGTGATTATAAACTCTGGGTCATCATATGCAAGTGCGTCGGCTGTAAGTGTAATAGCGATCTCATTCTGAAGTACAGATGAAGAATTATAGTTAAGAAACGCAACATTTGAATCAACAATAAGAGCACGAAGACCTGTTAAAGTCTGATCTTCAACCCACTTAAGCATAGTATGAGTATAAGTATTACCAGTACGATCAATTTGTCCAATTACTGCATCCTTAGCCACATCAGGCCTTAAAGCATTTCTAGCTATTGCTTTAGACTCATCTACGCTTGTAAGGTCTGCGCTTGTTACATTTAGTTTTTCTTCTGTGAATAAAACATCGTCACTTTCTATATGTGCTACCTTGCCTCCATAGTATACATTTGAAGCCGTTTTTACTCTTATAAGGTCTCCTATTTGAAACCTAGTAGTAAATGCTGTGGTTCCTTCTGATTTCTCTACTTTATTACTATACTTGTGTAACTTAACTCTAGCGTCTGCATTATTTGTACAATCTGTCCAAACATTCTCAGAATTACTAGCAAACTGATCATATTCTTGCCAGTATTTAAGAATAGTATTTTGGCATTTAAATACAGTATGCGTTACTAACTTAAAATAATCAGTAGTATCATCAGCATCAAAGTAAATAAATGCTGTAGCTATTTCCTTATTATTAGTAGCCATAGAGGTAAGAACTTGTTGATGAGTAGCAACAGTACTTTGATTAGCATTATTTACCGTAACTCCAGGAGCTCCATTTGATTGTAGAGCCCAATCTTTAGTTACTAGACTCCATGTTGTTCCACTAGTTGAAGATTTAGTATTTGCTCTAATACCGCTAGGAACTCCCTCTTTAGTTCTAGAGCACGATACTTTATATTTATCATATACATCTATAGAAGCCCATGTAGTTTTTGATCGTTTGCCTCCGTTTGTAAAAGTTTGTACTCCGAAGTTATGCACACCGTTAGGTACTTTAAGAATCCTATGTGATAAATCAGAAGCATTTGAAATTTCTACAAAGTCCTCTCCTGCAATCGGGGGATTCATGTGCAGAACATACTTAGATATATTTGTGAACTCACTACCGTCATTATTCTTGGGTGCTTCCCATTGAATGGTTAGTTCGTCCATCTGGGCTTTAAAGTCAGGAGTTTGAAGAATATAAACAGCACCGGGAGCGGGAACAAATGCTTGTTCTGGGGGGTTCACCGGATCTAAGACAGCAAGTGTATAATCTACATCAATAGCTGTATATTTAGAATTATAAAATTCTACGGCAGTTATTTGCCATGTTTTATTTTTCTCCTCTTTTAACGCTATTATTTTATACTCTTTATAAGAGGGGGTAGTATCAACGCCATTATACGTTTCACGAATCGCCCATATTGTACTAGCAGGTATAGTATCTGTGAACGCACTATCTATAGCTATTTGAGTGACTCCTCCAACTACTGAAACATCCGTAGAATCAAAATCTCGTGAGTCAACTAACGTAGAATTACGGAACTCTACATTAATATGATTACCAGAATCATCTTCTAAATTAAGAATATTTTTTTCTATTTGTTCGTTGGTATCCGAGCCAACCAAAGCCATTGAAGTACCGTTTACTTTTGCAAATTCTACTTCATCACCCCTATTATATGTATAAGTTGTCCCGCTATGAGTTACTACAATGGGTGCGTCCTGTTCAGAAACAACTTTTCTGCCTTCTAATAGTAATGTTAATTTATAAGAATATCCATTACCTGTTGTTCCAAACTCAAAACCACGTGTTCTACCGCCATCCGTCTGGGCCTCGTCTGAAATAGTCGCAATGTCTCTGTCAAGTGTAATAGCTGAATTTGAGGAAGCAGTAATTCTTCCACTAAAATGCACACCCATTGAATCAATATCCTGAACATTAATTATATCTCCAGGTTTTAGAAATGCTGCATTTACTGAAGTTTTAAAATTAAGAATTTCTGTTTGATTTACAGCAGTCCAGGCTTTCCATCGTCCATAACGAATAGCTTGACCCTCAGAAGTGCAACCAAATGCAACAGCTTTTTTAGGAATAATTTTACCTATCTTTAAAATATTATCACGATCCTCCATAATAAGAGGTTCTTGCTTATAGGATGCTAGCGGATTATTCCATATAACTGTCCATTGATTTGCCCGTGTTTTACTGCCTGAAGTCTCAGTTTTTATTTGTCCTTCTACAATATTGGCTTTGGAGAAGTTATAAACAGGGGTTGCTGGTGCGTCCTCAACAGGATGTATTTGCCCATTTAGCCAATAAACCATACCTCTAAATATGGTGGCCATATCTTTCAAAACTTTATACGCCGCTGTAGACTTAGTTAAATATAAATTAGCAGTAAATCGAGGCTCTTTAGTTCCATCTATGTTAGAGACTTCTTCATCACAGTACTTTGCTATTTTATATAACTGGAACTTATTTATATCTTGTTGCTCTAAAAATTTCCCTAACCCATAACGATTATTAATTAATATATCATAAAACACCCATGCCGGATTATCAGTATAGTAAGTTCCTATATCTAATGAGCTTGTGTTACTAGTGCCCTCGTCACTAAATTCCCCGTTCCATATACCTGTATAAATAGCTTTACCTGTAGAAGACAAATGCCTAGGAGTATAGTTTGAAGGAATTTTTACCTTTAACCCTCTTACATGGTAAGCTCGTTTCGGAGGGCTAGAAAAACTTTTAGATGTAAAATTAACAGATGCTAATGCAGTATAAGGATATGTTTGTTTCTCATGAATTGTTGCGATAATTTGAGAAATTTTAACATCATTTATAACTGCCTGTACATCTTCAGAGCTTCCTCGCTTTAAAAGTCCATTTCCAGCGCCTGCAAGCTGAAAAGGGTTATCTATTGAGCCTCCATTTGGAGTTAGCCTAGTTATTCTTAATTTTAAATCCCTCATTCGTAAATGTGTGCTTATAGGTATTGAATAGATATATGAAATAGCGCTTTTTTTCTTCTGCTGCTTATTAATAATAGTATAGTTGTATTTTCGCCCTGTAATTTCTGTCCAATCAGTTGGGTTTGCACCCCCACTTTCTGAAGCATAAACTAAGATTTGAAACGCAGCAGCAGACCAGTATTCATTCCCATCGTCCATGGCAGTATAATGCCCGCTGGGAAACTCGAAATGAATTTTTAATTCGTCTATCTCATTTATCTGAGCACCGGTAAAGGACTGACTAAGAACAATAGTTTTTTGAGCCATACCTGTAACAATACCGCTATCATCTTCATGGGGATACCCTGCTGTTAGATTAGTCTCTGCAGTAGTATTCATAAGGTTTGTACTTTCAAAAACTTCAGATTGTGAACTGGTTAGAGTTACAGGAAAAGAAGCAACTCCGACCCCGGATCCTTCAACTCCGAGTTGCGCCAAGGGAGCTTGCTGTAAGTTACCTACACGAAACTCAAAAGAAGACCCCGGGTATTTTTGCTCGGCCACAGGTTGTTCAGCATTAGCACTATTACTGGCGGCACCCCTAGACCCTGTACCTGCTTTTTGAATATTTTCAGAAGATAACGAAAAAGGTTTAGAGGTAATGCTAAAATTATTAGTCCATTTTGGTATATAAATGACTTTATTATTACTCACCACTTTTACATCTACAAGAGTAACCCAATCAATATATAAATGAGCTATTCTGGTAGAATATGTGGAACTCCAAACATCTTTCTCAAGATAAGCATTAGGAAAAATACCCCAAAGATCTATTTGTGCGGCCTGTGCAGCCCCGCTACTATCAACAGTATCAAAATTTGCATTGGTGTACAGTTGTGTTATGCTTCCCTTAAGTATTTGCTTAGAGGAGGTATATATTCTTGCAATAGGTTTAAGGTTCTTAAAGCCAGACATTGCAGGAGAATCTTTATGGTATTGTTGAAATATATCTTGTGCAGTATTACTATCCCAGCCTTGTACTCTCGCATACCCAGGTGTCGATATAGTTGGGGTTCCTCCTCCTACAGAAGTCAAATCTAGGGTTGCTTCTATAGTTGGTTTATATTCTATAACTCTTATCGGTTGGCTAGTAACTCCAAAAATAGTTAACCACCTAGATTTTCTAGGATTAGTTGCGGTTTCTGCCTCGTCAATTAAATAAGTAGTACTTCCGCTTGCATCTAATAAAGTTGCTGTAACCGGTTGATTAGCCCCTGACGCGGCAGGTATACTTATTCTTTTTGCGGGATTACCAGAACCAGTAGCGTCGTAACTATCTATTATAGGGCTAATGGATGCTGCGGTGTTAATATCAGACAACTGGTCGCCTGCTAAGTATATAGATGCTTCTCCATGTACTAAACCTTCTATTGGCCCTTCTGAAATTATGTCTGTTACAGTAACTTCCTGAACATTAGACCCATCCCTTGCTAAAGATTCAGGACTAGAATTAAGACCGATTCCCGGTAATGACCATTGTCCAAACCTACTCACAGTGCCTGCTCCCCATAAAAGCTGTAATCGCTATAATAATTGCCCTGTTCATCCCCAACTGTTGCTGTTCCTCCTACTGCATTTTGATTACGATCAATTAAACTCACAGAAGTATTTTGTAGGTTGAATGTTATAGGCTGACCAGGCACCCTTAATTCCCCGTATAAAATAGGAACTGGATATCCTTCTACAATAGAAGCCTCAGAACCTTGGAAAACATAACCTTCCTCCTCTGCCGGAGTTTCATCATCCGTTGCGGGGTCAGGCATCATCATTTCGGCAATTCCCATCATTATTAGTCCAGCACCTATTCCAATCGCTATCCACATAGGTGCTGTTAAAGCCGCACCTCCAGCTATAACAAGGGTTACAGCAATTATAATAATCCCTACTATAACTTTAAAGACTCCTTTGGCTCCCATAGGAGTGGGAGTTATAATAATATCTCCTTTTTCTAGAGGCAATAATAATTCTCTTTCATCTTCTATATAATCATCAGCAATTTTTATTACGAAACCAATATTTCTCTCTTCTGTAGAGTCTATAAAATACTTATCTACACCTTCGTAGTTTGCTTGCAAATACTGTATTACTTCTCGTATGCTTTCGGCTTTTACTTCCGCGACTTTACCGTACTTTTCTCCAAGTTCTCCTTCTAAGTATACTTTACGCAACATATTTATAAACTCCTGATAAATGTGGGTACCAAAAAGGATATAAGTTTTCCCTGCACGACAGTCTATTAACTGCATGATGATAAAAAATATCATTTCCTAAGTATACACCACAATGATTATTTACTTCTTCCTGCACTCTAAAAATCAGTACATCATTTTCTTCCAAGTCTTCCACTTCCTTCTGTTCTAATTTCCATTTTTTTAATATTTCGGGGCAAAAATAATCTAAACCTTTGTTATACCAATTATCCTCAAAAGCAGCTCTAGCAGGTATAGTCATATCTTTGGTTGCTAAATAATCTCTCATTGCCTCAAAACAGTCCTTAACTCCAAATTTATACTCTCTTCCGTATAGATCCGATACATTTGACTCAGGTTCCACTATTGTTAACTCCATATCCGGATAACTAAAAATATAATAAGGTATACCTAGTGCATTACAATAATCTGTATCTGCTTGGCTAGGTTCCGAGCTATCTCCAATATGATTATGTACTATACCGACAATATCTGTTGTTACTAGTAATTTTATGTATTCGTCTGAATCTAGTATGAAATTATCTGGTTCTGGTGAAATATTTGTAATAGGGAACCACTTTTTCTTCCCTTTAATTACTGACAATACTCCACATCCCTCTCGGGGGAACTCTTTATCAAAATGTTCTTTTATTGCATGTATATCCATTATCTGTGTCTTCTACTACCTGGGAAGCCTCCATAAGGTAATGGAACAGTTGTGTTAAAAACTGTATTACTAGCTTCTGTAGTTTGAGTTTGTCGACCATAAGCACTCTGAAACCGTTTTTTACATGAAGTTAGTAATTTACCACATACATCCCCCCTTACCCAATAATCAGACGTAAGGCTTGGGACAGCACTATCTGTTGTTACTATACATCTATATATGGTGCTGGTATCTGTCCATGTCCATCCATTAGTGGTTGAACTGGACACCGGCGCCCCTGCAGGGTATATAACATAATCATTTCTCTCTGCTCGTACACTGTGAGTTTTAAATGTAGTTCCGCTTATCCATGCCCTGTATAAAAAAACCTGTTCCCAGTTACTATTATTAGGGGCGGGTTCGGAATTAGTATTAGTTGCCCTCGCTTTCCAATAAGTATAACTTCTCTCGTTCCAGGAAGGACTTGAGTCTCCGTCAGCCGCCAAAGCAACTAAAGAAGAGCTATTAAAAGTAGTTGAACTATTCCATGTTTTGCCTGATTTTACTGATCCGCCTACATCATGAACTAACCCCCACCATATAATTGCTTCATCATTTGCGGTGAAATATACATAAGAGTCTCCTGCATCAGAAGGAACTTTTCCGTTTGCTGGCCAAGTACATGCACCCATAGGAGTAGAGAAAGTTTGTCCTTGGTACTCCCACGGACAATATTTACCTATAACTACTCGAGAGGGGAGAGTTATTCCTTCCAGATCATACGGGGCTGCTAGCTCATATACTACTACATCTGCGGTCTTATGCTTTATCCTATCAATAATGTATTTTCTTTTAGGGTACTCTACGATTGCTTTGGAGGAAGAAGCAGTTGGATCTACAGTTAAATACTTTTCTAAAGTTGTTCGCTCGGTTAGCGTTTTTCCTAATAGGCTATCTAACTTGAAACTATCTATACCATCTGTTCCTCCATCATCTGCATTTTGAAATAAAGAAGTATCACGTACAATAGATTCAATATTAGCAAAGGATAAAGTAGGACGATTCATTGCACCCGTACTCTTAATAGATACACCATCTACTTTCATAGGAAGGGCATAGTAGGTTTCACCATCAAAAACAATAGGACCGTAGGTAGTATCCTCTATACCTGCTCCCGTAACCGTCATTCCCACTTTTAAGTTCGTTGCACTAGCAACATTAACAGTGGTACTATTGCTTACATTAGCACTCGTAGTAGTTTGTTGACTAGTTGCGGCCCCTGCTGTAGTATATCCACTAAACGTTAAGGTTACTCCGGAGGCTAGAGTTTGAGCTTTATTTAGAGTTATCTGTGCCCCATCTATTGCGGCTACTCTTACCTCTGTACTTAGTCCTGGGTGAAAATATAAAGTTGTTCCAGACGAGTACTCCAACTCGAATAAAGTTATTAAACCACTGTCTATTTCTAAACTTTGTAAATCTGATGTTATTACATTTGTACTCATGCATATATTCTTCTAAAGGTTGCGGCTACGGTATAATAATTACCATTATTGTATTTAATATTATAATTTTCACAAACTACTTTTATTGTACGTTCTGAATTTGTTGAATTTTCGTCTGGTACTGTAAAATCAAAACTTGTTACTCCCTCTTTATCATCAAAAAACTTAATAATATCATCAGCAACGGATTTTTCTCTATTTTTTAACTGTACTTTATAAGTTTCTTGTAAGGAATTAATTCCTTTTTTACCTCTTTGTTCGTACCCGTCTCCAAATCTGATTTTCCGTGTTAAAGATTTAGTAGCCCTAGAAAGATCATTGTCTGGACGAATAGTAGCAGTAGTTATATTAGTACCTGAAATTTGAAAACCTATTGCCATTATGCTACTCCATGAGGACTAAGTATTCCGCCTGCCCTTTTTTCGTCTATTAATTTCTGCTGAATAAGATCGGCTAGTTGTAGTCCTAGTTTTTCCATCTCTTCCTCATCACTCTCAACATCTGTGTCAGCGTCTCCTTCACTATTCATATTTATAGTGACTCCCACATTATTATTTTGCATTCCGAGCCCGCCCCCTTTAGGAAATGTTACTGGTATATCTTTACCATTAGGTAAAGGAACTACTGCTTCACTGCCATGCAATATTGCGGGATACCCGGACATTGGACCTCTTGCTATTCCTCCGCTTGCATATCCTAAAGGAGGGTATATACCTGTTTTTCCGGGAATTGCAGACGTTGCTAATAATGCCGCGGTGTTTTTAATTAATGCTGCACTATTCGCAGCTACTGCAACCGTATTCGCACCTTCTACAGCCACCTTTTTAACCCCCATCATCTTTTCCCAGAGCGCTTTTCCTTTCTCCCATACGGTCTTTCCCATCTCAAAGAGATAAAAGGCTGCCATTATTTTTTGTAATGCTTGTCCTGCTTTGCTATTACCTAATAATGCGGTAACAGCCATTCCTAGTCCTGCAACTTCTTTCAGAGTTATCTTATTTGACTGTTGCAGTGTTTTATTTAACTGACTTACAGGGTTACCCTCTTCTCCTCCTCCTATTCCGCTCAAATCGTCATCTCGTCTTTGCGCAGTAGGAACTATTTCTTGAAGTTGGTCCATTCCTCCTGCTGCTGGTGCTGCAGTACTACCATCTGCACCTACACCTCCTCCTGTTCTATCTGTCCACCAACTACCGTCTCCGGTACCAGTACCAGTACCAGTACCAGTACCAGTACCAGTACCAGTACCTTCGCC